TGCTTTTTTCTTAATATGTAGAAATAAACGTTTGGAGAGTGTTATCGAATTGTCGGCAGGATCGGCAATCACATAGTAGTTAAGTGATTGCCACCATGTTTTTAACTTCTGAATAATCATAATACGAAAATACGATGATTTATTGGTTGTTATAGTTTAACTTTTTACGGACGAATCGAGATAAATCAGGCGTGAACGGAAAGAGATTGTTTCGACAAACCTGAATGATAATGTTGTTTCGATTTCCAGTCGGTGCCTATTGGCAGCTTCTTTTGTTGCAAAAATATAGGAACAGATTTCTTGCTTTGTAGTTCCTTTGGTTGCTACAATGTTGGCGTAATATTTGCGCCCGAAGAGGAACGCCATGATTTCTTTTAATACTGTTGAGTTCATGCTAAAATTCATTATTAGTCGCTAATTGATAATCTTTCTTTTCTTCTTCTGATAGTTCGTTGTAACAGCTTTCGCAAACAACGGGGTAACCGTGTTCTTCTTCAAAGTACACGCCACAAAGTTGGCAGCACCAACCGTCTATAATATCTTCTGCAATGCTCATGGTTATTTCATTAATTCAAATTCATACACCCAAACATAAGGATTGGACTCCCATGTACCTTTGCCGGAGACTTTATCTATGAGGGCGGCAAAGGCTTCACGTGGAGTATCAAATCCATCGTCTTTGTTTCCCTCAAATTCATAAAATATAGATGGTGGAAACTCATCATCACCCGAATCTTCATATATCCCTTCTTTCAAGCAATCCTCATCCGATATGTCCTGCAACCGTTCAATTCGCACATTGGTAATACTGATTTGATGGGACATGAGGTTAGACGCTACAAACATTTTGTTATTCCAGCCCTTTTGACTGCAAGCAGTTTCTTTGATATATCCGTCTATTGGGGGAATACTTCTATATAAGACTTTGTCAGGTCTAAAACCTGCATCCTTATAACTTTGCGCAATGGCAATGACTTCCCCGACTTCATATTTGGGCTTTAATTCATAACCGTGGTTATCTTCTATCCCGCTTTTGACAAAGGGTGAGTATCGAAACCCCGTACAATCGGTGATTATACGTCTCGTTTGCGTCTTTCTGCCTTCCAATACGGCTTGTGTTAATCCGTATTTATCATTGAACATTATCTTCTTCATTGTAGTATTCTTTGTTAAAGCGTCCATTGTCAATCAGCCAACCAATAGCCAATATACAAGATTCGATAGGTGATGCGGTTTCAAAGGATTTCACATAAGGATAAGAGAGTAACCAAGCATCGCTTGTTTCATGATGCAAACCAAAAACATTTTCACTGGTTCCTATTCTGATTTCGGTTGGAAGTAACTCCAACAGCCTCCACAAACTCCATGCAGGAACATCCTCACCCCACAATCTATCAAATACTTCTTCTCCGGCCATTGGCGACCCGTCAGGATGCTTGTGAAAAGGAGATGCAAGTTTGGCTATTCTTTGAGGAGTCCAAAACTTACCTCTCAATGTAGGCGGCTTGGTTTGTAACTCCCACTCTAAAGCTGGCACTTTAATCTTTGTATGATGATATACCATATCAGCCGTTTTCGACTTCAATCCCAAAGTGAGCAGTCTTTCCGACTGCTCACGGGTAGTACATATTTGTGATTTGAAATTCATAATTTTTGTCTTTATCTAATACACTATCGAATTATTGTAATCTCAAGTTTTCACTAACAGATTCAGCATGAATACCTTTACATATTTCCACATTTTTGCCGGCTTCTATACCTCTCATAGCGCATAAAGCATCAATATCCGACTTTGATTCTCTGGCCTTACCTATCTTTCTTCCTTTAAGGAAATCATCTATTTCACTTTTTGTGGTACGTACAAGAGCTGTGATATTGTTTTCTGTTTCCAATGTCCTTTTGCTCTCATCAAATTTTTCTGAAAGGCCTATAACACAACCATATAGAAATGATTTTAAATACATAATAAGGCTTTTTGGGGTTTTCCCATATTTCCATATACAATCATGTTTATATTCCTTATAATTACGTTTACCAATAGTTATAAACTGGTGAGATAAAAAGGAAATGAGATACAGAACTACTTCAACATTCTTTTTTCGTCCTATTATTTCAAATTCACTACGTTTCATTCTGCCATTATTAAATTTGCTAATAATAAGACTGCGACACATGTTATATTCACAAACTACTGATACGAGGTCGCTATACCATCTACCATTTGTGCTTATTTTGAAAGGTATTTCTTCTGATACAATCGGATTCTCTAACTTCTCTTGCTCCGGTATATCGTTTTCGGTTAGATTATACTCCATCAACAAGCGTGTTATGCCTGCTGCGGCTGCATTTGCTTCTCCTTCGTTACCTAATGCAGTAGCCGATTCTTTTAAATTCATCAGCTTGCGCAGTTTCTCTAATATTTTATCTTTCTTTGTTTTCATAATGCTTGTTTTTGATATTAGTTAAACCTGATCGTCACATACCTATGAAACCGTATGTATCCAAAACAATAGGAGGAACTCTCCGTATTATTATCTACATCTATTCGCACATTACAGCCTTTCATCCGTAAAAAGCGTGCGGCTATTTCGTAGACGGTGTATCGTTTCTCATGAATGTCCCAGTAACTGATTCCACGCTCTGTCTGAGGAATGCCTTTTTTCAGAATCTTCTTAAAGGATTTGATGGTTCGTATGATTTCTTTTTTATTCATATTTGTTCCGATTTGAATTATTTGTTTAGAATCTGCTTCATACACCTGCGGAACTCTTTTACAGATCCGGGATTCATGTTTTTACTAAGCATAATTTGGAAAATCTCCACCGGATTATACTTTCTGTATTCAACAGGGATTTTGCCAAATACTCCGTATTCTAAGATCGTATCTCTGATATCCATTGGAATTTTCAAAACTTTCAATGCTTTCTGCTGTTGTGGAATTGAATACGGTTGATAATTACTATCCCAATTTCCAAATACGGAAGTGACATAAAGAATCTTTTTTGCTAATCTTTTTTTCATATCTTTCCTAATTTGTTTTGAATTTATTTATAGTAGTATTTTTGTTAAACAGAGCCATAACAATCAATGCTAAAGCTACTTTCAATAATTGCTTTTTCCCAACAATTACGACATTACTACGATTTAGCCCATCATCAGTCTTGATACTGTACCAATTCTTATAAGGTGGCAGTACCTTATAGATATATATTTTCCCAATTACCTTTTTCATACTTATATTTTCAAATTTTATAATCCGTTATTCGTTAATTGGTAATTTCATAAAGCACATCCACATGGTCTTTCCATGTCTTCCGGTGGTATGCCCAAACAGAGGTTGCCGTTCGATAGCTTTCAACACTTCTTTGACTGTTATTTGGTCTTCATTCCATTTGAAAATCAAAACTCCGTAGTCTTCCAGCACACGAAAGCATTCATCTACGCCCTTCTTTATCAATCTTGGCCAATCTTCAGGAAGTTTACCATACTTCTTGGCTAACCAACTATCTTTACCAACCTTTAGCAAATGGGGAGGGTCAAATACTACCAGTTTAAAGGATTCATTCAAGAATGGCATTGCCGTAAAGTCAGATACAACGTCTGGGTGGATTTTCAAACTTCTACCATCACAAAGAATGTGTTCTTCATCTCTGATGTCAGTAAATAAGACCAAAGGGTTTTCTTTATCAAACCAAAACATCCTACTGCCGCCAGGCATCTAATATGATTTTTGCTTTACTCATTTCTTATTGTTTTGAATTTCTTGTTTTTTTCTTTTTCTGCTGCTCTGGCTCCTTTCTTGAAACCCTCTACAAAGCTGTCAAAACAAGCTCTATGGATTTCTAAAGTGCATCTTTGCATAAGTGGGCAAATCGAACATTTTTGGCTAAGCCCTGCGGACTTTTTAGCGAGTTTCGTTACATTTTTCATTGGTTTATCCTTTCATTCTGCCTAAAAAAGCAAGTTTAATCACATCATATTGAGTTCCTATCCATGCAAATTCCAACATGGCATTATCATCTGCAATGTCATTAATTTGCATGATTGGGTAGTTACCCTGATTTGTGCTATAACAAACACACGAGCTATAAATAAAATCCTCAACCTCTTCTTGACTTCTTGGTACATTGAAATAACTGTCAAGGCTTCCGATTATATGCTCTTTCAAGTATTCGGAACTATATGCAGCAGCAATTTTATCTTGATTTCTAAGTGCATATCTCATAACTCATCTTTATCTCCTAATTCAGACAACGCTTGTTCAAACTCTTTGAGTTTCTTAATGGCGTAATCTCTACGATAAGTGATTATATCACGACTTGTATAATTTGTATAGAACCGGTCTATAAGGTTTTGAACAAAAAACCTTTCAGGCTCTTCGCAATGATTCAATAGAATTACATAATTCGTGTTTCGTGGGTGGAAACATAAGAATCTATAATAATTCACTTTGCCGCAAGAACATTCAATTAAGCGTTCATCAGTCTTTAATTTCCTAATGTCTTCAGTATTTAATATAGGTTTCATAAATTAATCCTCCATATTAGGCGTTATATCTTGAAAATAAGCCCATTTGACAATATTCGTAAATCGTGAATACCAAATGCTATTATCTTCTTTGTGATAATATCCGCATCCATAGGTGCCGTCTTTAAGGATATAGAGGCAAAACCTGTGCTCCTCTGGCACCTCGCTTGCATCATGCCACACGCTATTAATGCGCCATTCTGCACCTTTTATGAATGAACCCTCTACTAATTCATCGCATGAAAGTCCATGCTCGGGACACTCGTCTATTGAATGGTATTGTCCATATACACCCATTGACTGTGCAGTTGTGAGTCTACATTCTTCTGCCGCTTTTTCAATATCTTCTCGTTTCATCCTTTACCTCCTTTCTTCAATTCTGCAATAAGAGCATCAGCACCGCTAATGCTCCACTGGGCTAACGTTTCGCTACTTGCATACACACACTGATTATGTGAATTGGCTGAAAATCCTTTCATTAGCTCTTTCGCAATCTCGTATCTGCGTTGTTCCCAGTCTATGGCTTTTTCAAATTCAAGTGCTGTTCCGGGTATTTTTCTACCGTCTTTTGTTATGAATGAACCGCATGAAACCAGCATAGTACCTGAAGGTTCAACATCTATGACCTCGCCGGTAGCCTTTACTTTAGCTTTAAGTTTTTCAGCAGCTCTCATTTGTCTCGTGTGTTCTGCTACACAAGTTTTACACCTGTTAGGATATGATTTACTGAACTCTGAAATATGTTTAGTCTTTCCACATACTTCACACTTCTTTACTTCTAAATAATCCATATTTATTTTTTATTTGAATTAATGGTTGTTGGCTCATAGTACTTGCATTTGTCTGTTTCCGGATTGTATGCTGGCCATACCCATTGCAAACGTGTATCGGGTGGATCGGGTAAATAGCGTTTGCAACTCTTGCGGATTGAGCAGGTAACGCCCGAACAATAACTATAATCTGTATTCATCGTCATAATGTTTTTAATTAGTTTACTGTTTTCTGAATGACTGCTCATTGCCGAAATTGATGATTAGCATCATTTCACGGAAACGGTCTGCAATGCGTTCATCGTAATATTCTGAAATCCCTTTTGCCGTAAGATTGGATGAAACCAGCGTGCAGAATTGCTCTTCATACCGGAAAGACAATATATCCATTGCTGCTGTTACGTAATCGCCATAATGAATGCTTTCTTTCGGCTCTGAACCGAGGTCGTCTATTGCGAGTATTTCAACTTCACGCAACCTTTTGTACCGTGCCACATCAGATATATTGTCACGTGTAGGGTTGTTGTATGCTTTTGCCAACAAAACGAGCTCCTTTGCCGGTACTATCATGTATCCGCGTACTGGATATGTATTCACATTACTGCTATATCCTTCATCTGAGCGCAAGTAGTTTATAAGGTTTTGCAACGCACGTAGAATGGTGGTTTTTCCATTACCGGCACCGCCGCATAGAAACAATCCGAAAGTGGAGGCTTCCGATGTAATCCAATTGGAAATGTCCCAAAGGTGCTTTTTGTATTGTTCGGTGGCATTAAATTCCCTATGCCTATGAGCAACTTCCACCCGGCACGCTTCATATAGCATAGCGTAAACTTGCTTGGCGGTATATGGCAATCTAAAACGAGTTACCATATGTTTTCTCTTCATCAGATTTGAGAAGATTACCTCTGCGTTGATTTCTGCTTTCGGGTCTAACTTTATCATCTTTTCTTTTACTTTTATCATTTACAATTCTCAACCATGCGTTGAAGTGCTGTTTGGCATCCTGTAAGGAAGAATGCCGGTCTTTCCCGTCTGCCAGGCATTGCACCCGGAAGTCATCAAGACTGCTGCGCAATAATGATATATCCATGTGATGAAGTACTTGTAGCTGGTCAAGCCAACACTCATCTTTTTTCAGTTCGGCAATTTCTTCATCAAGTGTAAGGGAATAGATTTCACTTGGAGGCGGATTGTCTGGTTTTTGGCAAGCACCTTTGGAAGTCGGAACCGGATCGGGAGCTCTTTCTTCCTGAATGAGTCTATAAGATTCAGGTATAGATACAGACTTTCTTTTGGCGCGGGTACACATTTCCGTATATCGTCGCTGGATTGATGCCGATGTGATAATCCCACGTGATAGTAGTTCTTTATCGAAAAGCCCCACCGAACCGCAGTATTTCACAACTTCCTGCACCGTGTTTTCTTCCAGCCCGAAGTACTCAGCCACGTCAAAGGCAGTATTTGCATCCCACACAAGGAAACAGCCTTGTACTCGGTAAATCTCACACAGAATATAGTCGTACACAGCAATGCCCCGGCATTTAAAATCTTTTTTCAGCCGTTTTATCCGACGGTCTTGGTATCTATCGGTATCGACAGTATAATAATTAAGACCTGTTTTGATGTTTGCCATATTAGACATAGTTTTAAAATTCATTTCTCAAATAATCATCCACTTCACGAATGAAATCATCCAGCGAAAAGCACAGAACATATTTGTATTCTCCGTTTTCACATATTATCTTTTGCCATTCTTTTTGTGATGGAGATTGATAGCCGCCTTTCTTTTTCATTTCAATGAGCAGCGCACCATAATCACGATTGCTTTTCAACAGAATCAAATCGGATACACCGGCTGTTACGCCCTCAGCTTTCAATTTGCCACCTGTAACAGTATCACGTCTTCCTCCGTTCGGCACAGCAAACAACCGGCCTTTTAACTTCGGATACTTCAAATTGAACCACTTTACGCAAGAGCATTGTATGCGATGTTCCTCATCGTCATATTTTTGCTTCTTTTTTCGTTTCCTTTCCATTTGAAGCATTTCCTCAAGTGTCATTGTCGCTTTGCTTTTCGGGTGCAACAATGGTGTCTTTTCCGGTCTTGTCTACTACAACTTTTTTCCCACCAACGGTTATCGTTGTCCTGCAACCTTCGGGGAGAGATTGTATGAAATTTCGTACAACAGGCGAATTGGCATTTTCACTGATGGTATCCGTAATGGACTCATCTGCGGCATATGGATAGACATCCATAATGGCAGTTTCCGCTACCGATGCAATTTGATAGTCGGCCATTGTGCCTTTCATACCCTCATTCAGTTTATTTACTGCATCACGCAAGTCGGCTGCTTGTACCAGTACGTTGGTAGCTGTCTTTTTTTCTGCTCCATTTTTTTCATCTAAGGTAATGAAATACAGCTTGCACTTGAACCAGCGGTCAGCACTGTCTTCCTCACAGGGAAAGAGCTCGCTATAGTTGGCACGTTTAATGTCGGAAACTGTAAACTCACCGGAAATAAAGGGTGTCATTTCTTCAATGATGCGTGCTTCCGCTTCCGTGAAGCTGAGCGCGTCAACCAGATAGGGTTCCGTTACTTTCTTGTTCATTCCGTTATCCATTGTCTTTTCATAACGGATTTTACATTCAAACCACGTGTGCATCATGAGTTCATTTTTTCTTTGAGTTGTTTACTGACTACAAGTTTTACTGTTCGTCTAGCCGGAATGACTACCGTTGTTCTCTTGTAGATATTACGGGCTTTCCTTTCTTTTGTGATATAAGTCTTGATAGTGCCAAAACCACGTATATAGACACTTTCACCTTTACAAAGTGCTTTCTCAATAGCATCAAAAGCACAATCTACGGCTTGAATAGCCTGTGAGCGACTAATAGTCGTATTGTTGATAACATGTTCAACGATCTCAATTTTTCTCATTGTTTTTATTTTTATTAAAATGATAGATCACTATTGTTTGGCCTACAAATCTCAGTTTTGTATTGAGTATTTTCAACTGATTTTTTCATTATGATTCTTGATTTAAATCCGCAGATAGAAGTAGGATGATGGCTGCAATGGCAAAACTCATTCCTAAAATGGCATACGTATATGCTTTAGAGGATTTGGATTCTAAAGCAAAATGAAAGTTAACAGCAAAAATGATGATATTCAAAACAATAAATATTATATCAAAATAGATTCTCATATTACTTTATTTACTGGTTACTATTATTTTTCCTCATAATCACAAATGCTAATAGGGATTCTTGTTAAATGTTAACGAAAGCCCATTTGTAGCGGCTGTTATTTCTATCTCTGGATATAATCTTTCTATTCCATGGATAAACTCCGTAGCATTGCTGTTATTGTCGGACAGATGCAGGAGTAGAATGTTGCATACTTGAGACAGGTCATTGGCTTGCAATGTGAGGAGACAGTTATCATAGGACATGTGCGACTTAATGGTGCGTTCGTAGCGTTTCTTGTCAATGCGCCCGGCAGTGAAATTTGCATCAAGAATTTCCTTGCTATAATTGCACTCCAACATTACATTGTTAAGACCGGGAAATTTGTATTTTAGGAAATAGGTGTCTGTGGCAAACAGCACTGTTCCGCACTCTTCATGACGGATGAGGTATCCGTAAGGTTCCGCAGCATCATGTTGTACAGGGAACGGTATCACTCTAAATCCATTTATCACAACTTGTTCGAATGGCAACAGCCCTTTTGCCCAATAGCTGGAAGAGAAACCAAGCGCATGTTTTGTGCCTTGACTCATATAGCAAGGTATGCAGGCGTTTATAAAATCGCCCACACATTTGGCATGGTCGCCATGCTCATGGCTGACGATACAACCAACAATGCTGTTTAGATTGAAGTCAAGAACCTTTTTTACTTTGTTGAACTTAACTCCGGCTTCCACTGCAAGTACCTCACCAGTCTTTTCAGACTGGAAGAGGTAACAGTTGCCTGATGATGAAGAACCTAACACATGAAGTTTCATTTCAAATAGGATTAATAGCCCGGTCCATCATCCTCGGTTGAGGCTTGGTTTTCGGTACTTGTTTCACCTTGGGCCTCTTTAATTTCTCCTGTTTCAGGGTCAACACCTGCCGGAACTTCATTGGAAACCGGAGCTACTGCATCATCAAAACTGATAGTGCCTTTGTTGGCTTGCGTGGAAATTTCTTTCGCAACCTGTTCTGTAACATCGACATAATCGGCGTCCTCTACATTTTCTTCAACGGTACGCATACCCATTGACAGTTCCGGTGAGTATGTAGAGCACCAGAACGAGGCGGCACGGTAACGTAACATCTGTTCGGGCATAGTACGCCACTTGCTGCCGTTTTTGCTATACCAACCCTCATCAATCGCCATTTGTATGGTAACGGCTGTACCACGTAAGGCAAGTGGTGATTTTGATGTAACCGGTTTTCCGTTCTCATCATGCGTAACACCTTTAGGAGTAGTCCATGCCACACACTTGACATTTGCCACACCGTTATTGCAAACTCCATTTGATGTCAATTCAAACTTCAGTGGTTCAAAGCGTCCACAAGTATTGATAGTGGCAATTAGGAACTTGGACGACCAAGATGGGCGACCATATACAATGTACAAGTTCTGCATTACCATAAGAGGGGATGCTCCAATGCGTGTGGCCACATCGAATGCGATTACGCAGTTGGCTACTGCTTCGGCTTCAGAGACCGTTTTTTTAGGTCCTTCTCCGGTCTTACCGCCAACAACACCGCCAATGCGGTAACTTTCGGGTACAAGACTGGAATTGGCAAACATGGTGGAGAAACGGTTGAGCGTTTCAATGGTTGTCGGGTCAAAGAAGTTGATGCCAGCAGGAACGTTACTTTGATGTGTAACCGGTGCGATTTGTCTTTCGTTCATAATTCTAATAATTAAAGATTTAACTATTTATTTTACTGTTAGTTGACTGTCTGTTGTAACCTGCAAGAATATCATTTGTGCGTTGGAAGCAATGAATGTATTCACGCTTTCGGCACGGTCAATGAACATTGGAGCATAGACTTCGTAATGCCTTGCCAATGTGTTGGTGATGTCAATACCTGCGTTCACTTGCTTTGCTGTATTGCACGTACCATAGGACACACCATCAATTATAGGAATACATACTTCGTATTCGTTTCCGTCAAGAGTGGTATCGAAAAGTTTCCAGTGTACCATGCCAAACAGCGAGTTCAAACGGCTCTCACAATCGTCAATGCGAGCTTTGGCAAACTTAGCAGCTATATATTCACGTTTCTCTATGTCGGCTATCTTCTGTGCGAGTTCACGACCTTCCTTTTCAAGACGCTCTATTTCTTTATCATAGTTGGCGATAATGGTACGGTTGTTTAGTTGGATTTCCAAGTTCTTAATAGCAGATTTCACCAACTCGGCACGTTCGGACAGTTCGGTATCTGTCTGAGTATATGTGATATTTGCTATTTCTTTTTCTATCTCATCCAAACGTTTCAGGTTTGCTGCATACGCAGGCAGCTCGTTTTCGTTGATGGCGGACGGTGCTGCTTTCGGGGTGGATTTCAGACGATCATACAGCCCTGCAATACATTCGTCAATGGCAGTAATCTTTTTGGAATGCTCTACAAGTTCTTCATTACGCCTGTTTAATTCCTCTCGGTATGATTCGACTTGTGTCGACAGGGATTTTCCACGTGATTGATTCTCTTTGAGCCTGTTTTGTTTATATTCTTCAAACTTTTGGAGAGCGTCTTGTATCATATTGTCGGGTAAAGGCTGACCGCAATGAGGACAGATATTATCACCGGTGTACTGTGTGGCACGAATGGATGCCCATTCGGAACGTAATTCTTCAAGTCTGCTTGTTGTTCCAGTTATTTCTTCGTTCAAATACTTGATGCGTTCTTTTGCACGGGTAATGTCTATATTGCAATCCGATCGTTCGGAATGAATATTCTTCAACTCTTTCTCGATTTCATTACGTGTTTCGTTCTGCTTATCGGCTTCCTCCTGACGACTTCTCCTTTCTGCGGCAAGAATATCCTTCTGTTGCTGTTCGATTTGCCGTTTTTCACGGTTCAGCGCAACTTTTTTATCGATGGCAGATTGCTTGCGAGCATCTTCAGAATGCAGAAGTTCGTTTATTTCTTCCAGCTCTTTCTTTTTGTCGGTGAGCATTTCTTCCAATGAGTTCCAATCCTCGGCTTCTGGTTTCATCTTGTCCGTTTGGTCGATACGTGGCTTGATTCCATCCGCTTGCATTTTTAGACGTTTTTTCTCTGCGGCAATCTGCCGACGATAATCCGCCAATGATTTGCCACTCAACATGTCTACGAGAGCGGTAAATTCTGCATTTCCCTGCGCCAATTCGTTGTCTGTTTTGGCTCCGGCAATGGACATTAACACTTCACGTTGAACATCTTGTTTTAACGATAGGAAATACTCGGTATTGGTTAGCATCTTGAAAAGGTTCTCATCAATGATTTCGGCATTTATACGTTCCTTATACTCATTGACACGAACAGGTACGCCGTCCCATGTGCATTCGGTGACATTCCCCTTGAACACTTCCTCTACTTGTCCACGAGGTTTGACCCATTGCTCCTTATACTCTCGTTTGATGGTAATTTCCGTTCCATCAACGACTAATGTTCCCTCTACGGAGCATTCACAATGCTGCAGGGGATTGCCCTTTTCGTCTGTGGTGCGCAAGTTGAAGTCTTTACGGTCTTTGCTGTCCTTGCCGAAAAGCAGCCAACAGAACGCATCCATGTGCCTGGACTTGCCGAGACCGTTACGACCACAGATACGTGTAACAGTGCCATCTGTATGGAACTGTGTTGTTCTTTCTTTTTCTCCACGCCAGTTGCGAAGCGTGATTGATTTTAGCTGAATTGCTTTCATCTACTTTGATTTTTAATAGTGAAAAAATAGTGGGAGGAACAGGATTTGAACCTGTGTCCTGCTGCATCTTGGCCATTTGGGTACGTACCGCCGCTCTATCCGCTGAGCTATCCTCCCTTATCATTTGAAATAGTCTTGTTGTAACCTTTGTAGTGTACGCAGTTCGATTGTGCGGTATTCAACTTTGCCCGGACGCTTGCAGGGGGTTATTTTACCCTGCTTGCGCCATCTATCCACATTGCCACGCCCAAACATAGCGTATGCTTTTCGCTGGCTGACCATTTCGGGGTCATTGTGTGTATCGGCAAGCATACGGACTACAGAGGACGCTACATCGCGGACGAAAGTGTCATAAGTAACGGATTTATCGGGAAAATCAATAGTGAGCATAGGATTACGGATTAAAGTGAATACTCTGCACGATAATTTTCATCGGTTTTAATGAAATATGTAAGCACTTTTATTAGGGAACGTTTAGAACCGGGCTTGGCAATAGAGTCAACCAGACTTTCTCTCTTTTGCTTGTCTGTAGCAATAAAGATGTAGCCCACGTGTCTTGCTTCCGGTTTAAGAGGCTTGATTTGAGAATTTAATTTTTTGAAATTGATAGACATGATATTGTAAGTTAAGAGGTTATTTGTTTTCATTTTGAAACTCCATCCATGATATACGTACCAGTTTCCATGTGAGAAAGATGAATACAGCTGATACAAGATAGCCAATGAACGATGCGATGTTTCCAAGTATGATATGTGCCACAATGCTGACAACCACCGCAAAAAGCATGATGCAGGATAGTATCAGTTGTGAAATATTTACAAATTTGTTCATGATGATTACAAATTACGATATTCTGATTACTGTTATGATACGCTTTTCTCGGTCCGTTTCTGTCTGGTACTTACGATTCAGGATAAGTCCGAGGTCGGAAGCCTGAGCACGGACGCTCTTAGTCTTTTCAATGGGGAAAGTAACCGCTTTACCTACTTCCAAATCCGTTAAAGTTGGACGTACTTTTACTTGATTTTCTGCCATTTTATTTGTTTTTTATGGGTTATTGTTTAACTTTATAGTGCAAAGCTAATATATTTATTCGTGGCGAACAAATATTTTCGTCATAAAATTTAGTGTATGCGAAATTAAATATTAGTCGACTAATTCAAGTTCCTGTAAATCATGAATTTAGAAATTGTTAGAAAATTGAGCGAAAACAGAGGTGGTGGATTAAAGAAACTTGCTGCTGATGTTGGAATGAGCGAACAAAATCTACATAGATGCATTAGAAACAATAAGATTCAAGCGGCAGACTTAGAGAAGATTGCTTTTCTATTAAAAGCTGACATACGAATTTTTTTTGATGATGAAGTATCAAGACTATCAAATAATACAGTTGAAACAAACGGCGATTTTAGTCCTGCTTCGATGATGGGTAACGTGTCTGTAGGCACAGATGCTATTCTTGTAGAACGAGTGAAGCATTTGGAAGAATTGTTGGCTGAAAAGGAGAGGTTGATTAAGGTTTATGAAAAGTTAGTAGAGGGAAAAAAATGAGATATATAGTTGGAATAATATGTCTTATTACTTCTTTACTGTTATGTGCTTGCAGTGAAGATGACGAGAAAGGCGCTGAACGCTATTCGGGTGTATTTTTGAGTATGGAGGCTATAGATGCTATTACTCCGGAAGATTCTTTTTCTGATGTCATATTGCATAATGTTGAGTTTGAAAAAGTGGAAGTAGGAAAAGGAGAGCCTATAGAAGCTGGTGATTACACTGTGAAGACAGAAACTACTTACGACTTAATCATGCGAGAATCCGAAGCTGATCTGTATATAAAAACAGAAAAAAGAACAGATAAAATGTTTGAGGCAACTTGTGTATATAAATATGTTTTTAAGCAGGGAACTTACGGAGTGATTGAAGTATCAGAAAATGCTATTACGGTCAACGGATATCCATATTGTAAACTTCAAAAATTTACACTAATACGTACTGAGCCAATTGGAGAAAAATATTCCAAACAAGATACAGAGACAGAAAATTACAAGGGAGTATTCTCCTGCAAAAGCAATGGTAGAAGCATAACTTTGTCAAATAGTGATTATATGTTTGAAGCCGCGCTTGATGGTAACGAATGTAGGTTAACAGAATTATCTCCTGAACATAAAAATATCGGCACATTAGAAAAGCAATGAACGGAGAGTACCCATATTGTAAAACAGAGCCTTTTATGGATGAATTGAAAAAAGCCGCATTCAATGCTATCTACAAAGATGGTTGTGATAATTGTGGAGATTGGATAGATACATTGGTAAACTGTTATTCCGAAGAAGTGGTGGACGCTCTTGGGAATAATCCCAATGAGGTTTATGCAGAATTGGAAGATATATGGGAAACCATGGATTACGAAGACCCTCGAACCGGTATTTGCCTAACTTATCAGAATTGGGCAGAATATTTCACAGGGGAGTTTGCCCATACAATCTACAATGAATTGATTAAATCAAAGCAGGTGAACGAACGTAAATAATCCGTTTTAAAGCGTTCAAACCTTTAAGATGATAAAAGTATCGTTTTTCGTATTTGTGTTGATTGTGGCTTATCTATTTGCCTTAAATGGGTAATATATCAAGACTGGTAGCGGCGAGTTCTTCGATAAATGGACGAAAACATTAATCATAATAGACAGATACGAAGAAATTGAATAAACGAATATTGTTGAGAAGTATTATATAACTCATTGAAAAGTATCTTATTTTGGCAGCGGCGCAGGCTGCAATCGAGGAATAGTAAGATGTAGTTGATACTCAATAAAATAGGCGGTATGCTTTTCATTTACAAAGGCTTACCGCCTATTCAATTATAATGATTGATAATGCTTCTATTGTACTATTGTGGGCAATACAATAACAGCCTTTTGTTGCATGTACACTATAACCGCCTTCATCGTATGGCTTCCTATAGTTGTTGTAACAAGCACTTGGTATGGCAAAAGTTTATGAATGATGAAATAGTCGTATACTCATACAGATATGGAAAGAACTGACTACATAGAAAGACGCGAGGATATGGTTTCTTTATCTGCTGTTACGTTCCGGAGATATTGGATTGCCCGTTTATCGGATGATGATTATTGGAGTGTTGCTTTGGAGAATAATCTATGGCTCATGCAACAGAGATACCATATACAGGCAAATCACATCGTGACCCAACTTCTTAAGTTGGTAAAAGAGATAAAAGCAGGTGACGTATTGCTGTTAACCCATCCTAATAAAACCATATACGCTTATGGTTACGTTGTGAAATGCCCTTTTCAAACAGACCGGGTATCCTCGTTGTCAGACATTATCAGCAGCAACAGGTATGACTATGATAGCGGAATTGTATGTTTTAAGGATACTGATGTTTTCTATGAAGACTTGCGAAACGGTGTTAATGATTGGGGGCAACGCATATCTGTTGATCAATGGCACTATTACAGTCAAGATTCAAGAGTTCTGAATTATGGCTGTGGCTATGCCTGCATCAAAGGCAATGCAAGACAATCTATCTTTGAGGTAGATGCCGGGTTTGCAAAGAGCAAAATGGAAGAATTGGAAAAACAATATAATAAGAAGAATATGTTTATCAGTAATATTGCTAAGTTGTTGCTGTCAAAGCGTAACATTATACTTCAGGGTGCACCTGGTACTGGCAAGACCTATAATACTGCTGCCATCGCTTTGAAGGCATTAGGCATCACGGATACGGATCTGACAGATCATACTGCCGTCATGGAACGCTATAATTCTTTGCTTGGAGACCAAATCTTTTTTACCACATTTCATCAGTCTCTCGATTATGAAGATTTTGTTGAAGGACTGAAACCTCATGTGCAGACAGATGAGAATGGTAACTCTGTTGGTGTAACCTATGAGCCGGAAGATGGAATTTTTAAACGTGCTTGTAATGCTGTGCAAACCGATCAGAGCAAAGATATTGTCGAGTGCATAGATGACTACCTTCAGAAGATAAAGGGTTATGAAAACAAACGCGAGATTCCTACTGTTTCTGGCAAATCTTCGCTCTTCGTTTGGTGGAAGGAAGGCAATTCAACCATAAGTAGCCGCAGTACCAGTTCTACATGTTCACGCGGGGAGGAGTATACTCCTTCGCCAATGAATATTGAGAAAGTGAAACTTCAGGCTTTAGGAAAAGGTTGTGAAAACAATTGGCAGGCTTATGCGCAGGCTTTCATCAATGCAGTAAAGGAGGAGTATGGGGCTATTGCCGATAAACGTGTTGTACTTATCATCGATGAGATAAACCGTGGCAATGTATCAAAAATCTTTGGCGAACTTATTACTTTGCTGGAAGCCGATAAGAGAAGTCAAGGTGCTCATCCGATTAAGGTTATGTTGCCATATACAAAGGCAGAGTTTGAGGTGCCTTCAAATTTATACATTATCGGTACGATGAATACGACGGACAGAAGTACAGGTACTCTTGATTATGCCTTACGTAGAAGATTTGCTTTTGTAACATTGAAAGCAGACGAATCTATTATTGAGAAATATTACAACGAAGCAGGCAATCGGGAACTTGGTGATATAGCTGTTGCCTTATTCAAGGACATCAGGAAATTCATCGAGAATCCTAAACATCTCTGCGGAGATATGAGTATTGACGACCTTATGATTGGCCACAGTTTCTTCATGGCGGAAGATAAGGAGGAATTGCTTGCCAAAGTTGAATATGAAATTATCCCGCTTATCAATGAATATATCAACGATGGTATCCTCGCTGTAAAGAATACTCAAAAGGAATCTGCTTTTGATTCATGGCTGCATCTGACTCCTATCGGAGAAGCGGAGCAAGACGACCCGGATGAGGACGAACGGTAAATGCGATATGAGGCCCATTCTTATTCAGGAACATGAACGGTTGAGCGTTGAGCAAGATAGTAGATTTGACAATCTGCATCTTGTTCGATGGGATAAACCTATGGATTATGAACCGTGGGGGTACTATGCATCGTATGTGATCGGCGCAGAATGGATAGACGAGAATGAAGCGCTGGTAGTTACGACAAAGAGAGGGATGGAAGAAATAGATTTCCTTGCAATGTTTATGACCTGTTTCTCGTCAAATTTGTCAGCAGATGCTTTCTCGCAAATATACACCATCGATAGTGATGCCCCGGTTATCTATGCACCATCATTGAAGGGGATTATTAGCCCACTTATTGTGCTGCATTTTCTTGCAGTAGTCAGTAGGATTAAATCGTTAAAAAAGGGCTATGTCCATTATAGTGGAAATCTGAAAAAAGTGAAAGGCCGTATCAATGTTATCAGGAATGAAAGAACTAACATGGCGATTAAACGCTTTGACAGAGTATTCTGTGAATATGATGAATATACAGTTGATATTCCGGAGAATAAACTAATCAAGAAAGCCCTTTTGTTTTGTAAGCAGATATTGAGGACAGTAATAGAGCATCATGAGGACGGCAGCAAGGTTAAGCAAATGCTGTTAAAGTCACTATTAATGTTTGAAAGGGTAAGTGAAGACGTACAGGTAAGAGAAGTAACTCAGATCAAGGCTCACAAGTTGTTCAATGAGTATAGTGAAGCTGTACGCTTGGCAAAGCTTATCTTACGGAGATATGATTTCAGCATAAGTAAGACAAGCACTGAGGATGACAATATTTTACCTTTCACATTGGATATGTCATTACTATATGAACATTATGTGTATGGATTGCTTCATGATGCTTACGGCGACAAAATTTTGTATCAGGTTAAGGGCAGAACCGGTTATTCGGATTTTCTATATAAATCGCATAACTTTAAGGCAATACTTGATACCAAATACATACCTAAATATGATGAATCTTATTTACTGGATAATTATGTAGTCCGGCAGTTGAGCGGATATAGCAGAGACTTGCCGATATTGCAGAAATTAGGTTACAATGAGATTGATGAAGAATCTCCCTTGCCTGATGTCCCTTGTATAATCATTTATCCGAAAGAACGTGATGAAATCACAAATCCGTTTTCTGAGAATAAATTGCAGGACTTGTGCCGTACTCCTGTGCGTCGGTTGATGAGATTCTATAAAATCTGCATACCGTTACCGGTAGTGGCTGCTAACTTATAAATGTGTATCAACTGCGTTAAAACACCATTCAACTCTCCTATGCAAATGCAGGTTTATTATTTAACACCTGCCATCCAATAAATTGCCGAGTAGGAATGGTTTGTTTAACGGTTATCTTTGCAGGCAATACAGGGAGTGTGGCGAACATGGAAAAAGAAAACGCATCTGCCGCTTTTTACAGCTTGCAGATGCGCTTCAACAGGGGTTTATGAGGGGTTGCTTATTTCATCCGTTTACCCACCGCTTCCCAGTCTACTATGCTCCAGAGGGCATTGACGTGGTCGGCGCGTTTGTTCTGATAATCGAGGTAGTAGGCATGCTCCCAAACATCGAAGCCCAGCAGCGGGGTCAGTCCTGCGCGTACGGGATTGCTTCCGTTCGCTTCTTTGGTGATGTGCAGCTTGCCGTTCTTATCAACAGACAGCCATGCCCAGCCCGAACCGAACAGTCCGACTGCTGCCGCGTTGAATTCTTTCTTGAAATTCTCGAAACTGCCGAAGTCGCGTTTGATGGCTTCCGCCAGTTTCCCGGTAGGTTCGCTTTGCGACGGTTTTGGTGCGAATTGCAGGAAGTACAACGTATGGTTCAGTACCTGTCCGGCATTGTTGAATACGGCGCCGTCGGGTGCGGTGGCTACGATAGTAACCAGGTCTTTGTTTTCGTACTCCGTGCCCGGAACAAGGTTGTTCAGGTTGTTTACGTACGTTTGCAGGTGCTTACCGTAATGGTAATCTATTGTTTGCTGACTGATTACAGGTTCCAGCGCGTTGTGTGCGTAAGGAAGTTTAGGCATTTCATGTGTCATAATCATTATTGTTAAAGACATTAATAACGTATTCATAAGTTCAATTTATTTAGTTTTGAAACTTTACTATACTAACGCGATAACCTGTGGAATTGTTCGCAGGTGTCCGAACCTTTCACTATCTTTGCACCCGAACTTTACCCGTTAGATTATTAGGAATATGTCCGATTACATACAAGAACTGAATGAGGGACAGCGTGCTGCGGTGCTCTACAACGACGGCCCGTCACTGGTGATAGCCGGTGCCGGTTCGGGAAAAACCCGTGTGCTGACCTACAAAATAGCTTATCTGCTGGAGAACGGTTACCGCCCCTGGGATATTCTTGCGCTTACCTTTACCAATAAGGCGGCCCGTGAAATGAAAGAACGTATCGCCCGGCAGGTAGGTGCGGAACGTGCCCGTCACCTTTGGATGGGGACATTCCACTCCATATTCCTGCGCATCCTGCATGCGGAAGCCGCGCAGATCGGATTTACCCCGAAATTCACCGTCTATGATACGGCAGACAGCAAAAGCCTGTTGCGCTCAATCATCAAGGAGATGGGATTGGACGAGAAAGTGTATAAACCGGGTACGGTGCAGGCACGCATCTCCAATGCCAAGAACCACCTCGTGTCTCCTGCGGGTTATGCCAACAACAAAGAAGCCTACGAAAGCGATAGTGCGGCCAAGATGCCTGCCATACGCGATATTTACCGCCGCTACTGGGAGCGTTGCCGGCAGGCGGATGCCATGGATTTCGACGATTTGCTGTTCTATACCTTCCTGCTTTTCCGCGACCGTCCGGAGGTGCTTGCCCGCTATCGGTCGCAGTTCCGCTATATTCTGGTGGACGAGTACCAGGACACCAACTTTGCCCAGCACAGCATTGTGCTTCAGTTGGCAAAAGAGCATCAGCACGTCTGTGTGGTGGGCGATGACGCGCAAAGCATCTACTCCTTCCGGGGAGCCGACATCGACAATATCCTGTATTTCACAAAGGTATATCCGGGTACGAAAGTCTTTAAGCTGGAACAGAACTACCGCTCCACCCAAACCATCGTTTCTGCCGCCAACAGCCTGATAGAGAAGAACCAGCGGCAAATTCGCAAGGAAGTCTTTTCGGAGAAAGATAAGGGAGAGCCCATCGGAGTGTATCAGGCATACAGCGATGTGGAGGAGGGCGATATTGTAATCAACAAGATAGCCGAACTGCGCCGGCAGGAGAATTACGCCTATTCCGATTTTGCCATACTCTATCGCACCAACGCGCAGAGCCGTGTCTTTGAGGAAGCCATGCGCAAGCGCAGCATGCCGTATCGCATTTACGGCGGGCTGTCTTTCTACCAGCGCAAGGAAATAAAAGATGTAATCGCCTACTTCCGCCTCACGGTCAATCCGAATGATGAAGAAGCCTTCAAGCGTATCATCAACTACCCGGCACGCGGGATAGGCGACACTACCGTAAATAAAATCACGGCCGCCGCCACCAGCCACAATGTAAGCCTGTGGACCGTGCTCTGCGAACCGCTGACCTACGGGGTGAACATCAATAAAGGAACGGCGGGCAAGTTGCAGGATTTTCGCTGTTTGATAGCCGGCTTTATCGAGAGCGTTGCCGAAAAGAACGCCTACGAGCTTGGTACGGAGATAATCCGGCAGTCGGGCATTATCGCTGATGTCTGCCAGGACAACTCGCCCGAGAACCTCAGCCGCAAGGAGAATATCGAAGAGCTTGCAAATGGTATGAGCGACTTCTGTGCACAACGGCTGGAGGAGGGGAATGCCAATTCCACGCTGAGTGATTTCCTTTCGGAAGTGTCCCTGCTTACCGACCAGGATTCGGACAAGGACGGAGACGATGAAAAGATAACGTTGATGACCGTGCACTCCGCCAAGGGGCTGGAGTTTAAAAATGTCTTTGTGGTGGGCATGGAAGAAAACCTGTTTCCGAGCGGTATGGCGGGCGACTCTCCCAGAGCGTTGGAAGAGGAGCGCCGTTTGTTCTACGTAGCCATCACCCGTGCGGAAGACCATTGTTTCCTTACTTATGCCAAAAGCCGTTACCGTTACGGGAAGATGGAGTTTGGAAATCCCAGCCGCTTTTTGAAAGATATAGATGTGCGCTTCCTTAAGCTGCCGCAAGATGCCGGATTGGTGCGCAAGGTAGATGAGCATGCCGCATCTTTCCGCAGGGAGAACAGAGAGAACTTCGTTTCCGCCATGTATGGAAAACGTGATGGAGGAACTCGTCCCCGGCAGGAAATCATTGCCCCGACCGTTCCCCGCAACTTAAAGCGGGTGACGCCTTCCATGGGAACAGCTTCTGCCGCTTCCCATTCGTCGGCAGCCGCAGGCGGGAACGCTGTGCTGCCGGGGCAGTTTATCGAACACGAACGTTTCGGCCTGGGCGAAGTGCTGAAAGTGGAAGGTGAGGGCGACAACGCAAAAGCCACCATCCGTTTTAAAAATGCGGGCGACAAGCAACTTCTTCTGCGTTTTGCGCGTTTCAAAGTGATAGGATAGATCCGGTTTTTACTATAAAAGTTTATATAACAAGAAAAATGACAGACAAAGATTTCGACCTTTTCCCTTCTCCCTGTTATATCATGGAGGAAGAACTGTTGAGGAAGAACCTCACATTGATAAAGAGCGTTGCCGACCGGGCAGGCGTAGAGATTATCCTTGCTTTCAAGTCCTTTGCCATGTGGCGTTCGTTTCCCATATTCCGTGAGTATGTGGAGCATTCTACGGCAAGCTCCGTATATGAGGCACGCCTGGCGTTGGAGGAATTCGGCAGCAGGGCGCATACATACTCTCCGGCATATACGGAAGCCGACTTTCCGGAAATCATGCGATGCAGCAGTCACATCACATTCAATTCGCTGGCTCAGTTCCGGCGTTTTTATCCCATGATTCAGGCGGCCGGGCAGGATATATCCTGCGGCATACGCGTCAATCCGGAGTATTCGGAAGTGGAAACGGAACTGTATAACCCTTGTGCTCCCGGCACCCGTTTCGGTGTAATGGCCGAACAGCTTCCCGATGTGCTGCCGCAAGGCATCGACGGGTTTCACTGCCACTGCCATTGCGAGTCGTCCTCGTACGAGCTGGAACGTACGCTGGAGCATCTGGAGGCGAAGTTCTCCCGCTGGTTTCCGCAAATAAAGTGGCTGAATTTGGGTGGCGGGCATTTGATGACCCGTAAGGACTACGATGTGGAGCATCTGATTCGCCTGCTCCGCGGATTGAAAGAGCGTTATCCCCATTTGCGCATTATCCTGGAACCCGGTTCGGCATTTACCTGGCAGACGGGAGTGCTGGCTTCCGAAGTTGTGGACATTGTGGAAAACCGCGGCATCCGTACCGCAATCCTGAATGTCAGCTTCACCTGCCACATGCCCGATTGCCTGGAAATGCCCTACCAGCCTGCCGTCCGGGGTGCCGAAATGGGTGACGGCGGTGCGTACGTCTACCGGTTGGGCGGCAACTCCTGCCTGAGCGGCGATTATATGGGGTTGTGGAGCTTTGACCACGAACTGCAAATCGGTGAGAGAATCATCTTTGAAGACATGATACATTACACCATGGTGAAGACGAATATGTTCAACGGAATCCATCATCCTGCCATTGCCATGTGGACAAAAGAGGGAAAAGCTGAGATATTCAGAAAATTTTCTTACGAAGATTATCGCAACCGAATGAGTTGATAATCAAAACTATGCTTTCACTCCGGGCAGAATGTTTAATTTTATGTGTGAAAAAAATGCGTAGAATGTTTGCAGGTTAAAGGAAAATATCTACCTTTGCAACCGCAAACGCGGAAATAGCTCAGTTGGTAGAGCATAACCTTGCCAAGGTTAGGGTCGCG